CCATAGCTCTTGCTGTATTTTCATCATGTCCTTGGTTAATTAACCATTCTGTCCATTCATCTACAAATCCTTTTCTTGCATTTAGATAACCTTCATGACCTGATGTATCTACTACTGTTTTACTTTCTTCTAATAATTCTGGTTCTGCCAAAGCACTAGTTGCCATAGTGGCACCACCAATAGTGGCTGCTTTACCAAGGGTACCCATGCTACTCCATTTACTTCCTAGGTTAGCTAAGATTCCAGTAGATCCTGTACCTTTTCCAGTTATAAAATCTGGATAACCCGGTACACTCGCTTCTCCTGCTTTATATAACCATGGAGCTTTAGCAGTTAACATTTTTTTCCATCCTGCACCACCTGCACCATAGCCTCCTAGCATTGGAGCCCCATAATAAAGAGCAGCTAAACCTGCTACTTTACCTATCGGACTTCTTAATACTTTTTTGAAAGGTTTTGTTATACCTTTAACTGCTTTTTTTACTGCTTTAAATGGATTAAATCCCATAATTTTTCCTTGTAATTGTGTGATAGCAGGTTGAAGGGTAGTCCTGAAAACCCCGAGTTTATTATATTACTTAATTTTTCTGCCTTCGTCAATGAATCTTCCACGATAAGCAAAGTCTCCATGATGAGTAATGTAGGCATCTACATTGGCATAGATCTTACCCCCAATAGCAGTCCACCTATTACAGAATGCATAGTCTTCCCCTACAAAGTCGCCCATTTCTTCATTAAATTCAGTATCAAAAAAATTCCACATCTCTTCTGTTCCTCCCATGATTCCATTAACCAAATGTTTTTGTTTAATAAGTAAGTTAGGATAAGCTTTAATCATTTTTTCAAATACTTCTCTTTTAATAAGCATACAGCCAGCTGGACCTTTTTTAATCTCTACTAAACCGTCTATACTTTCAATATTATTTTTATCTGGAAATTCCATACAATAATAGTAAGGACATTCTTCAATAGGTCTCCCACTTTTCTCTGCCATATCTCTAGCCTTATCCCAATTCACAGCTTTCATAGGGTAAGGAGTTAAAACAATATCTTTATTAGCTTTCATCATCATTAAAATAGAAGGGGCATCAAATTCAATATCTGAATCAACGAATAACATATGAGAACATCTAGATTTTAAGAAAGCCTGAACACACATATTTCTTCCCGTAATAATTATAGAAGATCTAACCATATGAAATTGAGGTATAATATTAATATCTGGGGACAAGCAAAGGCTTTGAAGTTCTAATAAAGATTTAACACAGCTTAATTTAATCTCTCCCATGTTAGGAGTGGCTACAAATAAATGTTTATCTAAATATCTAGGAACATGAGTATCTATTAATTGACTCCCATCCACTACATTTTGTTCAAATAATTTAACATCAGGTTCAAACTTATCTTCTGTTAAAAAACTATCACTACTTTCCATCTTCATGGGGTATCCCTTTTTTCATTAAACCATTATTTAAAAAAGCAATCCATTCTTTAATTCTTTGATCCCAATCATAAAAGTGTAAAAAGTGTTGGCGCTGATTAGTAAGTCTAGTTTTTATATCCTGTTGAGGAAGAATTCTTTTTAAATATTTAATGTGTTGAGAATAATCTATAGCTAATTGTTTGGGTACATTATTATAATTCACATAGAATCCATAGTCTGAACACGTTTCAAATAGTGCTCCAAAGTTTGTAACCAAAGCAGCACAGCCTGCAGCCATAGCTTCTATAGCTGAGTTGCATGAAGTTTCTTCCCAGATAGAAGGGTAAGCAAAGACGTGACTATCTTGTAGAGCTTGTAATACTTCTTCGTGAGGAGCATAACCTTTAAAGTTAACCTTCTTCATTGATTTTGCATGATCATAGATAGGTTGATAGTATTTATCATTAGCTTCTTTAAAAGAATCTCCATATATTTGAGTAGAACTATAAACATCTAAAGTAATATCTTCATCTTCTAGAAAATGCATGGCCGCTAACAATACATTTAATCCTCTCCAAGGAGTAATGTTATGAACTAATTTTAAAGTTTGACCTTTTTCGTAAAATTTTTTTGGTTGCCAATTAAATTTTGGTAAGGCGTTTTTAATAACAAAACAACGAGAAGTAGGAATGTTAAAATGAATCCTATATTTTTCATAACTCCAATGAGAATTAAAAACATAAAAATCATATTTAGGATGGTTCTCTTTTTTAAGAAACCAGGGTCTGAGATTGGGTTGGTCATAAGAATTTTTTAACCATAAAATATTTAATCGACTCGGGTCAATAGGATGCTTCTCGGGAATAGAAGTAGTAATGGAAATCTTTTCCCAATAATGTTTTGGAAGTCTCTTTCTAAGTTCTTCCATTTGTATTTCTGTTCCACCTTTAGCTTTCATTTGGGTTCTTTACTGTACCACCCACTAAATCAATATGTGGTGCAATAATAGTTACATCTCTCCTTATGTGCTCTCTCTTTGTATCAGTAGCTGGGTTATCTACATCATCATCAGCTTCTTTATCTGAGTTATATTCTTTATTAGTTTGAATGTTGTATAATTTAACAATAGTTTTTCCTCTATACTTAGGAACTTGTTTACCATCAATGGTAGTGTATCCTAAAAATTCTCCTTTTTCTTCAAATGTCATTATGTTCTATCCTGTTCTAATACGCTAACAAAAACGTTAGCCGATGTTACGGTTGTCGTAAATTTTAAAGCATCTGCCTCTTCAAGTATAAGTATACTACTTTCATCACCATTTAAAAACTCTTTTTTGGTAGCGGCATTGACTGAGGTTTCCCCTTTATATACAAAATCCGCACCCGCACTATTATCTCTTACACTTAATACCCAGTTTGTTGAAGCACTAGGGTGAGTATTGTAAGCTGAAATAGATTTTACAATAGCTACGTTAGCAGTAGGACAAGTATACAAAGTAGTAATACTTGTAGTTGCTACCGGTGTAATATCAATTTTATATTTATTAGCCATTTCTTCTTTTTCTTTTTATACCTTAACTTGTAAATAAAGTAAAGGCTTCCATTTCATCCTTTAATTGTTGTTGATAGGTAGTGTTTAATTTTTGTACAATATTAACTACATTGTTTGATAAACCTTGTACATTTATTTGATCAAAGTCAGGTCCTAAAATATCTGTTACAACTTCAACTATCTTTGCCATTATCTTCTGCCTCCTGCATTAATATCTAATCTAAAAGTTCCCATTCTCCAACTCTCTCCTGTTCCTACATTTCCTACTTTTAAGGCAATTTGTCTAGCACGTTTTCTAGTCCATATTTGAGTAGTACTGGTAGTGGCTGCGTAAGAAGTAGATACGGCGGCAGCATTAGGAAAAGTTTTAGAATTTAAATAAACTTTAGCATCTCCAGTTTGTTCTCCAAAGTCTGGAATAATTCTACTTACTCTCATAATATATTCTCCTTGACCTTGTATCCCTTCTTGACGGCTGATATCATAATCTCCTGATTCTACATAACCTTGAACAGCTGTTGTAGTTCCATTAGCTTTTACTTGATCAGTTCCTATATTATGTTGCCAAAAATAACTTGCTCCATTAGTGACTCCTCCTACTACAGGTATAGTAGGTGCTTCACCTGTTTCATATTCAGTTGCATAAGGATTAGAATAGATTCCTTGTTGTACCCAGGTAGTTCTATCTAGAGAAGAAGTATACCAAATAGGTTGTTGTGGTGTAGATTCTAAATAGTTATAAGTAACAGATCTATCTATGTAACTGGATCCACTACTACAATAAAACCAGGTTACTTCACCAAATATATTATCAACGGCTGCATGAATTTGTTGATTGGCACTAGCATTAATGTCATTAAATACATAGTCTTCTACTAAACATAACATACTTTCGACACGACCTCCTGCGAATCTAAAGAAACCATTAGGTCCCATCCAATAAGCTATACCATCAATCTCTACAGCTGCATGTTGGCTAGAAATACCACAGTTAGTTCCAACTTGATCAAATCCAAAAGTAAATGGAGGACCAATAAATCTCATCGTAAACATAGCTGTATCAGACCAAATGTATAAGGCTGTTCTCCCTGTTGTACATGCCATTAATTTAGAACCATCGGGTAAAGTTTGACTACCAGCTGTGTTAGTTGCGGTAGGGGTATACGTATTAATATCTTCTTGATCAGAAAATC